TAAAAAAATTCCTTTAAGCTGCGTCTTGTTTGCCTAATGTTGTCCAGTCCGTTGATGGAACAGTTTGTTCTGTCCATTCGCTGCTTGATGCAGCTTGATTCGTCCATGTTTCAGCTGGAACTGTAATATCATTCCATTTTAAACCACCAACAGCAGAAAAACTACTGATTTGTGAGATGGTTGCTGAACCTCTGTCTATTTGTCTGCCAATCGCATCAAATCCTGATGTTGCTGATAATACAGCATTGGCACTAATGGTGAATCGACCTGTACCAGTCATGTCAGAAATAGCTGCTATAGAAGAAACGCCACGATCTATTTGTCTGCCTGTGGCCGCCATACCAGATGTTTCTGGTAAAGCCGAAGATCCTAATTTAATTAATACACCAGCAGATGTCATGCCACTGGTTGAGGCTATGGTTGCAGCACCTCTATCGATTTGAGTACCAACTGCACTAAAGCCTGATGCTGCTGCAATGGTTGCAACGCCTCTATCAATTTGTCTACCAGTTGCAGACATTCCAGATATCTGAGCTATGGTCGCTGATCCACGATCTATTTGTCGACCTGTAGCTGAACCGCCTGAAACTGCGGATATGACAGATGCAGCAAATTTAACAACCTCACCATTACCAGTAAAGTTTGAGGTTTGTGCGAGGGTGGATGACCCTAATTTAATGACTGTGCTAACAGCATCAAAGTCAGAAACGCCTGGTATTACAGATACGCCATGGCGTATTACAGAAGATTCGGCAGTAAAGCCTGATGTTTGGGCGGATGTAGCTTCACCAAAATGATAAACAGGAGTGCCATAATCGGCATTCCCGTAACCATATAATCCGTAGCCTATTGAGGCCATGGTATTAAGCTAATGTGATGTCTAAATCACCAGCATCAAATCTGAATACATCTCCTGTTGATACAGTTTTTGAAGTAGTTAAATCTGCGTATGCAAGTAAGTTACCACCAGATAATGCATCTAAAATACCAACTGCAACCACAGTTCCGTAATCGCCTGTAGCTGTTGGATATTCAATCGCAGCAGAGTTGGTTGCTGTTGTAGGATCTGTTCCTGAAACAGTAAATGCTCCAGTTTGTCTTGCGTATGATCCGCCTGTTACTTCAGTACCGCCACCAGTATCAGTAGGTGCTACTGTATACAAAGCAACATACAATGTTGCAGGTGCTGTATAAGCATTGCCACCAAATACATGGTCAAGTACCTTGTCTTCTAAATAATCACTAAATCCAGCCATTTCATATACTCCTAGTTATTACCAAAATAATAAATGTTTTTGCGTTGTTTTCCGTAAGTTCTTCTTCTTTGCATTAAAGAACCTTTAGCAAACTCAGCTTTTTCTTGCTCTAATCTCATTTCTTCTAGAGCTTTCTCGAACTGTGCTGTAAATAGTGGCACTCGTTCATCTTCCATTAAATAGATAGAAGCGTGTTTGAGTGATCCATAAAGGTAAGCATCTGGATATCCTGTGGATAAAAAGTTACTGGTATTAGAATCGCTTAACGCATCTATCTTGCCGTAGTAGGTTAATTGTACTGTATAACTTCCGTCTGGGGTAGGTGCAAATTCAATTGAATCATCTACCAATGCAAAGTAAATAGGTTGGCCTGTTACGTTGTCATTTGATTTTCTGTATACATCCAAGGACTCAATAGATTGCTGGAATAGTGGCGAAAAATTACCACTGTCGATTTGAATGTTGATAGCTTCTAACCAATCAGTTGGCACAGAAATGTATTGAGAATCTAGTGTTGCAGTAGCACGTTTAATCATGCCTTTAACTCTTAGTCTGCGGTTAAATTCTGCTTCTGTGCTGTCAATAAATGAGTCAATTACATCTGTTAAATCTGAACGATTTAGATAACTTGCGATGTTAGATTTTAATTCTGCGTATGTCATAGTTTACCTTGCCATGTTCTAAAAACTTTATTTTCTGAATGATTCAACCATTTTCTCCATTGGGCCATGTCGTTAGCCCATCCTTCTCTGCAAGCCTTTTGATAAACAACCATAGGGACTTCCGCAACATGGCGAATGTCTTTGCCTGGCGTTACATTTTCTGCAAGAGCTTTGCAATGCTCTATGACAGGTTGAACGTCTTGAGTTGTGTGGAAGATATCTTTATTGTCTTCGGTAATAAACTCGTTGGTTATACCAGTCTTATGATCGATAACAGTTCTTTTAGTCATTGGCAAATTTTAACACAAAAAAAAGGGATGCCGAAACATCCCTTTAAGGTTATTAACCGAGAACTTAACTTACGTTAAGGTCAGCAACGATACCATGAGCGGCTTCGTTGGATACTTCTAATCCATACTCAACAACGATCATTTTAGTCATCGCATCGCCTATTGTAGCAATGTCAACTGTTTTGAAATCACGCAAGTAAGATACTTTTGCGTACTCTGGATCAACCAACAGTAAAGATCTTTCTCTTGATCTGTTTGATGGAACTATTTTTAGCTCACCAAAGTCAGAAGAGTAGATAGATACTGATGCTTCAACAGTGTTTGCATCGATCATTTGTCTTGCTTGAGTTCTACCTGTGAAACCAGAAATAACTTGTTTGTTATGTGGGCCACAAATTGCCAATGATGGTTCACCACCATTTTGAAAGCAAAGTTCAAGAGTATCTTTTAAAAGTTGCTCTGTTAAATCTCTTTGAGTTCCGTCAGTTGGAGCAGCTCCACCACCTGTAGAAGCACCACTAGTACCTCTTGAGTCGTTAGATGTGATCCATGATTCAAAACCACCAGTTACACGAGCAGTTGTCGCATCACCAGTTGTTTTTGCACCATTTTGACAAAGAGCTTCTTCCATATCTCTCTTCAGAGCTTTAGACATGATAGCTAGTTGGTGAGCCATTTCTGATCTCTTACCAGCAGGGTCTGAAGACTCTTGTGAGCCTGATACAGTAGCATCTCTTTTGGAGATCATTGCAACGTTGCTTACACGAGTTGTGCCAACAGCAGCTGATCTTGAAAGTTCAAAACCTTCTAGTTCACCTGTAGCAACTGGAGTTGCTAATACTTCTGTTTGCCAATCGAAGACAACATTCTTAATACTTCTTTTTCCAATTGAAGACATAAACGGAGTTTGCATTGGAGAGATGTTGTAAATGATATTACTTAAATCTTCTCTGTCTGAAGTCGCGCTGTATGTATCAAATGCGTTTGTTACTTTAGCCATTATATTTTCCTATAAATTATTTTAAAAATTGTTCAAAAACTTTAGCAGCATCCTGGACTTTTCCAGTTTTTGCTAAAACCTGTTTTGCTCTTTTCGCTGGTGCTATCGATTTCTTTCTACTGGTCGATCCAGGTCGTGCCACTCTTGCGGGTGCTTTCTGTGTTGGTTTCTTCTTCGTGGCTTCAACTGTTTTAGAGTTTAACCAAGCGTTTCTTAAACCAAGCAAAGCACGATAGTCGTAAATTGCATCCATCTCTTGAGCCGAATAGCCCAAAACATTAATACCATAGTCGCGAATTGCTGATTTCTCTTTCGAGGCAATCTCTGCATTTTTCCATTCTGGTATGATTTCAAGAATCCTTTGCTGCCCATCTTGCACGACTTGTGCAATTTGTTGTTGCTGTTGAGCGTAGGCTTCTTGTTGAAGTCTTTGCTGTTCAGCACTAACGGCAGTTAGTTTTTCCTTCTTTTCATCCCAGACTTGTTTTTCGCGAACGTATGCTATCGGATCATCATTGTATAAACTATCCCAATCTGGTTCGTTTACCAATTCGCCCTTTAACTGGGCTTCCATCTTCGGTAACAACTGTGCGTAAATCGCATCTCTTTGCTGAAGCTCTTGGGCTTGTTGCTCAATCGTTTTTCTTTGATTGGCAAGTTCCTGCGTCTTCCGCGTGTAATCTTGTTGGCGTGAATAACCATTAAGGAGTTCGTCCTGCGTGACCTCTATCTCATCGCCATCAACTGTGACTTTGTAGACGGGTTGCTCTTCTAACTCTTCAACTTCCGTTTCTTCTTCACCATCATCTTCTTCGTCATCGTATTCGAGTTCTTCCTCATCGACAAGCTCTTCGTCTTGCTCTTCAAAGTCTTCAACTTCTGGTTCGACTGACTCTTCAACTTCCTCTATGACTGCTTCTTCTTGCGTGTCCTCTTCAGGGGCTAAGAAACTTTCAAACGCTGCGGTAGTT